GTGATTGAGCGAGTGAGCTCACAATTTCGACAACACTACCATCAGACTCGGTCATTGCATTATATAAAGCCATGATTCCACTTCCTTGACTTCCTTCGGGTGTATGAGCAGGTGTTAAATCCATTTTTATTTAGGAAAAATCAATTACTTGCTCTTGAGTTAACTTCTCCACCTCAGTAAATCGTCGAATAAGTGGGTCCACAGTACCCTCATCATTCCAAATTTCATCAATACGATAGTTGGAAGTTACGATAACAATCTTGGGTCTAATGTACTTCATTGATCCTTTAACGGAGGCCTGCATAGGCCATCGATCAGCTAGGCGCTTCAACATACCGCCCCACTTAGGTTGATACTTGTCCATGTCTTCCAAGTAAATAACCTCTTCATCCTGATATCCATCGAACCATTTCATATCTTCCATGTTCTTTTTATAGCAATCAGGAAAGGTAGTCTCAACAGCATGAGACTTTCCAGTACCAGTAGGGCCATAGATCCAGAAGCATTTTACATCAACAGGTTCAGGTTTCTTTTGATGATCTTTAGCAATGTTCTTTAAAGTATTATAACATCGAATGTAAATGTCAGCATCAATTTCTTCGATATTACCGGTTTTCGCTAGATCCCGGGCCCGTTGCCAGCGTAGCTTTTCCGCACGGCCTTTGTTGTCATTGCTAATTGGTTTTTCACCTCTTTCAATCAAATCTCCTTCTTTAGAGCAGTATTCCTCATTCTGAGCAATTGAACCGGCCATAACGCTAATGTGACATCCGGGCATTAGCGCAATCACGGCCGCTTTGGATTTAGGATTCGCAAAACTTACAAATCCTTGAAGGTGAGGTGTTCCTGTGGTAGAGACTTCTGGTGAATATGCAATATACTTGCATGATAAATTATCAACTAACTCTGTGTTTGGATAATTGTTAAAAGTAAAGCAAAAGTTTCTATGACGACTCATTTTTTTTTTCAGTGCAGTGGATTAGGGCTAAATAGCCCTAGGCGCACATGCACAGAAGGTCCAGGTAATAATATGGCTGGACCTTCTGTGTCGTTAAAAAAAAACCTTATAAGGGGGCAAGCCCCCTTAGACCCCCATATATTGTAGGGAATAAGGTACTTTATAAATGGGTATTGGCATTGGCTTCGGCTCCGCACTCCTTTCTATAACCCTCGGCTCCGCACTCGCCCTAACCCTAAGCTCCGCACCCTCGTTGCAAGCACTCGCTAACCGGCTAACCCTAACCCTAACCCTAACCCTAAACTAACCCTAACCCTAACCCTAACCCTAACCCTACCTAACCCTAATCTAATTGGTAGGGTGGATAAATAGTTCGATCTGTTTCATACACACGAAACCGATCGGTTTCGTGTTTACGTAAGCTTTTAGTATAAATAGAGGGCATTCCCCGCTCATTTTTTGCCAAAAATTACGCGATGGCTGGGATCGATGATATGCTTGATTTTGACTTCAATCCGTTCTACGTTGGGCCTCCGCCAACTCCGACACGGAGGGCATTTAATTTAGATGAAGACACAGTCATAGGGATACTTAGAGATTTGGAAAGACATGAACAGCGGTGTGTGTGGAAGATGCGTGAGATTCAAGACAGTCGCAACCCAGTATTTCAAAGATACTGGAATAGATTACAAAGAATTATCGCACTAAAGAACCACTATATTTATAACTAATAAACTATGGGTCCTTAAATTTCAAAGTAGCAGCTAGTGTAAGAGTGCCAGCAGAGGTAGTATTATCCACACCCCCAGCAATAAAAGAATTAACCAACACGTACAAATTCTTAGACTTTCCATAAACTCCATTGACTTCCCGATACTTAAAGGTTTGTTTAAGTGGAACAGTAATATTGAATGATTTAAACTCCTTCGCAGTGTTCAACACTTGAGCAGCATCTATAACAAAGTCAGATACTACAGTGCAAGCATTGGGATTAGGAATCGCATTCGCGATTATCGCATCCGTACCCGGATGCCAGACTTGAGACCCTCCAATTACATTTTGGGCAAATGCTCCGCATGCTACTTCCGCCCGAGACCAGAATACAATGCATCTAAACTTATGACAAGCATGAGCTGCAGCGTCAGTAGCGAAAAATCCATTCATAACAAGGGAAGTCAAATAAACGTCGTCACCAATACGGGTGTTGGAATTATTTCCAACTAGTACCGTTTGAGTAGGACACCATGCATAAGAACTTTGATGCAACAGTGTAATATTAGCTTGATAGGATGCTTCCTTAGTTTCATGCATCCTAAGAAGCTGACGCTTCAAACTAGGCTTCTTCCAAGCCTTTTTACGGGAACTTTTCATTTTCTTTGAATACTTTCGACGAGCCATTTTTTTATTTGGTTAAACGTGGTTTCTTAAGCCATCGAAGATGAATGTGAGTTCTTTTCTGACCCGACCTAGCGGTCGCAATTCCGACCCTAGCGGCCCTTCGCCGCTGGGCATAGGTTGATAAAGCAAAACCAGTAGGACCCATTGGTTGGCTCGGTGTCATCATATCGGCTAGATCGACAAACACTTGTCTGTTCAACCGAGCCCTCACTTTCATTCCGTACTTGACTATTTTCCGAGCCGCAAATCGAGCAGTAGGTGATTGAGCGAGTGAGCTCACAATTTCGACAACACTACCATCAGACTCGGTCATTGCATTATATAAAGCCATGATTCCACTTCCTTGACTTCCTTCGGGTGTATGAGCAGGTGTTAAATC